AGATAAAAGGATGCTGAGGCAGAAAAGGTGAGGTTCATGGACAGGGACTTAACTAAACTTCAAAAAAACTTTGTTGATGAGTACCTCAAAGACCGCAATACCAACGCCACGGAATGTGTTAGAAGGGCTGGATACCGGACAAAGTATCCAGACAAAGTAGCATATCAACTCCTAGAGAACCCTAGAGTTCTGAAACTCATAGAAAAAGAAAGATCTGCAAGGGCAAAAAGGACCAATATAGACAAGGATCGTGTCCTCCAGGAAATTGCCAAACTAGGCTTTTCTGATATTACCGACTATCTGGAGGTCACAACCGAGCGCATCCTGGTGGACCGCGATCCGGAGACCGATGAACCCATATCGGAGGTAAGGCAGCTTGTTCTACTCAAGGATACTAACCAGATACCGAAGGATAAGCTGGCAGCCATTGCAGAGATAAAGCAGGCCAAGGACGGGAGTATTAGTTTTAAGCTGCACGACAAAAAGGGATCACTGGAACTGCTTGGTAGGCACCTATCCATGTTCACCGATAACCTCAACCATCAGGGACAGGTCAATGTGCAGTTTAACATTCCCAGGCCACCGAAGGGACCGGTTATATTAGAGGAGGATGAAGCAGACTGAGTGTTATAAAGATTTGGGGCACTGAAGTCTTGGATTACAGAATAAGAGGGATAGAAGTTCAAAAAAGTGGCATTTAAACCTTGGGGGAGTAAGTGTTCATGGTTTTTCCCCGGGTTCACCACATGAACTAAACCCCCTCTATTTAGTTCACCACATGAACTGGAGGCGGTCTGAATGAGTAAAAAAGTGGCTGGCAGAATCATTGATAATGAGGGTGAAGTAAAGGGAGAGATATACGAAGGCGATCGGATTATGAGAGGTGCAAGCGTTGAATATCTTAACCGTACCGAGACATGGAAGATAGAGAGCTTCTTCAAAGGCCATATAAATGAGATTGAATTACTGATGCTTGACCTGAACGTCTATGAGAAGGCGTTTTTGTTTTCTATAGCTGTTTACGTTGGCTATGATGATTGCTGTATCAAGCACACAAACGGCAGGGAGCTTGACTTTGACGACTTGGTTAAGATTTCCGGAATCAGCAGGGGAAAGCTATCCCAAGTGGTAAACACCCTGCGCAAGAAGGATATTATCTACAAGGGCATTAACAGCAAGGGACTTCAGTATTTTGTCAATCCCTGGATTTACTGCAAGGGTAGCCGAATCAATAAGGTGCTAAAGACTATGTTTAGAAACTACCGGATCAGGGTGATGGGTAAGAAGAAATGGGGCGATGTAGTTGACTAATTGTCCTGTTACTTATGAGGAGTTTATCAAAAAACCAAAGCAATGCAGAGAATGCGGGCTTTATGATATTTGCACTATGTATGCAGAATACCGAAAGCAGGAAGGGTATAAATAAGGTGGACATAACAGTCACCTACACCCCTAACGCCAAACAGCAAATCTTTCATGCCTGCCCAGCCGACGAAGCTGTGTACGGAGGCGCGAAGGGTGGAGGCAAGTCCTGTGCCTTGGTCATGGAAGCTCTGGCATATGCCCTGGAGTACAAGGGAGCTGAGATATACCTCTTCCGGGAAACATACGACGAACTTGAGGCTAACATTATCAAGGAGTGGAAAGAGAAAGTACCCGCGGAACTGTATAAATATAACGAATCTAAACACCTGGCCACCGTAGTTGGTGGAACGCGGGTGTTTTTTAGGTATATCAAGAATAAAGCGGATGCCGAGAAGTACAACGGCCGGTCCATTGACTTTGTAGGCGTTGATGAACTGACCAGGCACGAAGAGGAAGCAATTCAGATCCTTCTTTCCTGTGTTCGGAGCCCGAAGGGTTTTCCTCCTAGATTCAGGGGGACCTGTAACCCCGGCAGTGTTGGTCACGTCTGGGTGAAGAAGCGCTACATTACGCCAACCATCAAAGGCAAAAAGATGTACCGGGACAAAAAGACCGGCAACGTCATTGCCTTCATTCCGGCCACCGTGTACGACAATACTGTACTGATGCTAAACGACCCGGCTTATGCCCGGAGGTTGGAAAACCTGCCAGCGGCCAGGAGGAAAGCCTTTCTGGAAGGGGATTGGGATGCTTACGAAGGGCAGGCGTTTGAAGAGTTCAGCATGGATGTCCACGTTTGCCGGCCGTTTCCCATCCCGCATCACTGGAGAAGGTGGATGTCGAATGACAACGGCCACACGGATCCCTTTGCGTGGTACTGGTTTGCAGTTGATGAGGATGGAATTGTTTATATTTACCGGGAGTACACCAGGGATTACGGGGACCCGAAGATTGTTTACGCTGACCAGGCACGGAAGGTGATTAAACTTAGTACCTACACGAACGAAGACGATGAAGAGGTGCTTGAGAAAATCAGCTTTAAGGTGGCCGGTCACGATGCCTGGAGCACCCACCCACTGGCCGAGGAAGGGAAAACTATTATTGACCACTACCAGCTAGGAGGACTTACCGGGTTTATTCAGTGCATCAAAGACCGGAAACTTAGAAAGGCCACATGGCACGAATACTTGAAGCCGTTTTATTCCGAGATATACGGGCGCAAGATTGCCAAGGTGCAAATCTTTTCAACTTGCAAGAAACTCATAGAAACCTTGCCCCAGCAGGTGGAGGATGAGGACGATCCGGAAAAGGTTGCTGAGACAAACTATGACCATTGGTATGACGGAGCAGGTTACGGCCTTATCGCCTGGCACTCCAGGCAGTCCAAGAAGCCCAAAGGGGAAGAGGGTGAAATCGCAGCGCATAAAAACAGACTTGCCAAGAAGCAGGTCCATGAGAGAGTCAGGAGGATGCTGGGATAATGAAAGGAGGACTGTATGATTAAACTTAATTATGACTTACTGACCAACAAGTATACCACTGTTTACCATGAGCCAAAAAATGAAATGAATTACAACGCACCGCATAGGTTTATTGTGGCTAAATCAGAGTGTAATGCAGGGATTCCTCCGGAGCCGCTTGCTGAAATTCATTTCCAGGAGGGACCAATCAAAGAATGCGGAGTTAACGGGGTATGTAACGAGGACTTGATCGCCATGGTTATTACCAGATTGGAACACTTCCAAAAGAGTGAATTTGCTTGTCGTGAGAACGCCCTGGCAATAACCAAGCTTGAAGAAGCCCTGCTGTGGCTCAGAAAGAGAACAATGGGCAGAGAGCAGCGCGGAGTCGAAGGGACGCATGTAAAGTAGGTGCTGTGATGAGAGAAGAACGTTATTGCCTGGATCACTTGGATCTGGATTGGGACTTTAGGGACGTAAACGAGTTTGACTTCTGCCCAAAGTGCGGCAGGAGAATGATTATTCAGATGCAACCGGAGCCGGAGTATGATAGTAATTTCAAGCCTGTTATTCTGACAGAAGTTACCGAAGTACTCAAAAAGGCGTATCTTTCCGGTTTCAAAAAGTATTTGGAACAAGAAGAACCCCCATTTTTAAAATTATTCAAACAGGGATCAGGCTGATGATAGACGAAAAGAACATGAGCATATGCGGCATACCTAAGAAGGTTGCTTACGCAGGCCCAATCCAGGAGGCTACTCCAATGACCAAACTTGACATACTGGGCTACCCGCCAACAAAGCAGGAGCAGGAGTTAATTGCGACAATCCGTAAGACAGATTACGGAGAGGTAGTAATAAAAATAAAAGGCGGCAAGCCGGTCCTGCTGACCGAAACCAAAACAATTAAAAAGGAGTCTTTTATATGAGTAACAATCAAGACCCGCAAATATTCCCACAGCCGTACCCATCGGCGGCGTGTGATATTTTCAACTGCCGGACCAGGGCAAAGTGGTTTATCGGCAGGCCGCGGCCTACCAGCACATGGAACCTCTGTCTGCGCGTATGCGACGACTGCATGAAGAAGATCCTGTCCGCGCTGCCGGAGGAATTGAAACAGTATCTTCCAGACAAGCCGGCAGCGGAGGGGATGGCTTACCTTGAAGTACCAGCAGAGAGGGTGAAGGATTTTCTGGAAGCAGGGGAGGCCCTCATAGAAGCTGGTGATGGTTCTGTTCTGGTGGTTACTACCCCGGAGATGCTTGATAGATTTGAGGGATTTCAGAAAGGGCAAGGTGAACTTGCCCTCCTACAAGACAAACTCACAGCGGCTGACCGGGAGAACGAACTTCTTTTGTCCAGGATTGCCGAGCTGGAGGCTAACCCGGAGAAGAAAGGAGTTGGTAAAAACGAAAACAGGAAAAGCATTGCTTGTTGCCATCGAAAAAGCTAAAGTCCACCAACTCCCGAAAAAGAAAGAGCCAAAGGGCATGGCGGCTCCATCTTCTGACGGTTATTACTGGCCCCCGAGCCTTTACCTTTCCAGCAAGGATTACCCGGGGATCAAGGACTGGAAAGCGGGAGATACGGTTCAGCTTTGCATCACCGGCAAAGTGGGGAGCGTGAATGTCACCCAGAGAGAAAAGGGCAAGGATGATTACAGCACGGAACTTACCGTCACGGCTATTGCCGACATCAGCCCCGGTGGTGGCGGCAAATGACGATTGCCCTCTGTGGTGTAATTGCGGCCATTTTGATTATGTTCGCCTGGCGGGAGATTGTCCACGACCGGGAGCGCAAAGACCTTTACAATCGCTTGATGGCCAGGGATCTTTCTGAGTATAAGACCATGGCAACCAGCGGCAAACCCCCTCCCGGCAGGGTGCGGAATACGGTGCTTGCCGGTATGAGACACAGCACCAACCAAATGAATGGGGCGGCAGGTGATTAAACATGGGCATATTGAGTCTATTTACCGGAAATCAAAATGATGAGGCGCAGCTGGACCTTGAAAAGGAAGATGAAAATGCCCACATCCAGCTTGTCAACGACGAGTACAAGCGCCGTCAGGACGAACGCCGGCCCTTTGAGATTCAATGGCGCCTGAATATCGCTTTCCTTGAAGGGAACCAGTACCTGGACATAAACCCCATTTCCATGTCTCTGGAAGAAGTGCCAAAGCTGTACTGGTGGCAGGAGAGAGAGGTTTTTAACGAGATCGCCCCAACCATCGAAACCAGGATAGCAAAGCTTTCCAGGATGCGCCCGATTTTGAAATGTCGCCCCGGAACGAATGAGCAGGAGGATATCAGGAGCGCCAAGGTGGGCACACAACTCCTGAAGAACACCTACAACGACCTAGAGATTCAAAACAAGTTGGGTGAAATTTGTTACTGGATGGAAGCTACCGGGAGCGCCTTCTTCAAAGACATTTGGGACCCGGCGCAGGGTGAAGTGATTGCTCAGATTGATACCGGGCAGGGTGTGGAGGAAATCAGAGAGGGGGATCTTGATGCATTGGTATGTCCGGCGCAGGAGATTCTTCCTGATTCTTGCTACAAACAAGACGTTAAGCAGTGCCGGTCAATTATCCACGCCAAAACCTACGATGTAGACGAAATCGAAGAAATATTCGGCGTCCGGGTAGATCCGGAAGAAACCACGGCCATGCAGCTCCAAAAGAGCATGATGGGGATCGGCGGTCTGGGCTATGGGCAGGGCGGGTTTTATTTCATTACTTCCCGGCTCAAGAACCATGCTATTGTCAAAGAATATTGGGAGCGTCCAAGCAAGAAGTTTCCAAAAGGCCGCCTAATCATCGTCTGCAGTAACAAGCGGCTTTATTACGGAGATTTGCCGTATCCCGTGGGCAAGGATTACAAACTGGACCTGCCTTTCCGGAAGGTTGACTGTATCACCCGCGGCGGCGTTTTCTTCGGTAAGACAGTTATTGAGCGGCTTATTCCGGTCCAACGCCGTTACAACGCGCTGAAAAACAGGAAGGCCGAATACCTGAACCGGGCGGCTATCGGTCAGTGGACCGCCATGAAGGATTCAGTCGATCTGGATGTATTTGAACTTGACTCCGGTTCACCCGGGGCCATTCACGAATACGAAAGGGGAACACAAAAGCCTGAACCGGTTAATTACCCGGCGCTGCCGTCCACGTTTGAAACTGAAGAAAATTCGCTCCTGCAGGAGTTTAACAGACTTTCGGGAGTCAGTGAGTTGTCTAAACTTTCCACTGCGCCAGCTGGTGTAAAATCCGGTGTGGCGCTTTCGATTGCGCTTGATCAAGACGATACGCGCCTGTCCAGCACAGCCGGGAATATTGCTCAATTCCTGGTTGAGAACGGGAAAATATGGCTCCGGATGTACAAAAAGTTTGTCCAGGGAGTCCGCACTCTCCGGTCAATCGGCAGGAACAACGTGGTTGAGCTCATGGATTGGACGGCTGCCGACATTCGCAGTGACGATGTCGTTATCGAGGAAGTTTCCGCGTTGGTGGAATCCCCGGCGCAGAGGCGGGCCATGGTCTTTGACCTGCTGGAAAGCGGCCTGTTTCTAGATCCTGATACCGGCCATGTTTCTAAAGAAACTCGCGCTAAGATTCTTGAAATCATCGAAATGGGCAACTGGGAAACCGCCGATGACGACGACGAACTTCATATTTCCAAAGCCGAACGGGAGAACCGGAAGATGCAGGACGGCATTGCAGCCGTTCCGGTTGACTATGACGACCATGTTCTGCATATCAACAGACACAACAAGTTCCGCCTGACAACGGACTATGAAGAACTTCTGGCCCAAAATCCGCTGATTGATCAGATGTTCCAAGCACACATCGAAATGCACATGCTTTACATGGCGCAGCAGGCCCAGGCCGCTCAACAGGCGGCAATGGCTCAAACAATGCTGCAGCAGAACCCCGGAGGTGGTGAGAGTGCCGCTTAAATCCGGGAAAGGAAGTTTTGGCGCAAACGTCAGCGAGTTGATGCACGCCTACGAACGGAAAGGTTCAATAGGAAGTTCGCATCCATCAAACAAAACAGCGGCCTTAAAACAGGCGCTGGCAATCGCCTACGACAAGACGAGGGAAAAAAGAAGGGGCCACATGCGATAACACAGGACAAGTGCCGCAGAGTGGCTTCTCAAAATTAGGAGGTATTTTCATGGAAGGTCAAATTGCCGATAACCCTGGAGTAACACAGGACACCGCAGCAACGCCGGTTGAGACAACGCCGGCGCCAGTGGCAGCGCCGACGATTCCCGAAGGCGTAGACCCGAGGCAGCACTTAACTAACCCGCTGATGGGCCTGATTAACAATCCAGCGGCCGGCACACCGCAACCTACGCTCCAAGATGGGGCGCAAGCAGCCGGAAGCGAACCCCCGGCACAGCCCGGACAAGGTTCTCAGCCGGTGCAGTCAACTGTCCCAACTGAACCCCGGTTAGAGATACCGGATAAGTTCAGGAACCCGGACGGAACACTCAACGCTGATGCTGCCGTAAAGTCCTATCTTGAGTTGGAAAGGGCTTACGGAGAGCAGGGTAACAAATTCGGCCAGATCACTACTGAAATGGCCCAACTCAAGGAGTTAATTCAACAGGGGCAGGCCCCTACTCCGGCGCAGCCAGCACAACCAGATCCGAAACCGGACCTCTGGACTCCTGAGAAGGAAGAAGCATGGAAGGAAGAGTTTTACGAGGATCCACGTAAGGCTATTACGAACGCCATCCAGGATACCATCAAGGGGCTAATACCAGAAGTGATGGCGCCGCTAAAGCCGATTATTGAAGGTCACCAGCATACCCAACAGGTCAATACCTTTGTCGGACAGATTCAGGAGTTCGCCAAAACAAACTCTGACATTTTCGACTACCAGCCGGAAATTGAGCAGATCATCAACAAGTACGGTGAAAACGTGGTGTCCATGCCCAACGCGGTAGAGGTTATTTACAACATGGCCAAGGGAATGCGGCCGGCTCCTGCCGCGCCCCCTCCTCCGCCGACATTTGAACAGATGATGGCGGACCCGGCCAACCGGCAGAAGATCCTATCCGATCCGGCCATAAAAAACGAGTTCTTAAAGGGGCACGTTACGGCCATCAAAGAAGGAGCGGCGCCGCCTGTTATGGGAAGCCAGCCGGGAGGTATGGCTCCGGCTGCCCCCTCAGTGGAAATCAAAAGTACAAACGATGCAAAAAAGGCGTCCATGTCCTTCTTCTCAAAACTGCCGTTTTTGGGACAAGGAGGATAGGAGCGCCTTAATTTTTAAGGAGGTAAATAAATCATGTCCATGACAACTTTTACTGCTATTGCCGAGGCCCTGAAGAGTTTTTATCTTCCGGGCCTTCGCTATCAGCTCAACGACAAGGCTTCTGCGTTTATGGCTCAACTTGAGCGCGACACTGAAAGTGTTGTCGGTAAGGAAATTCTGATCGCCCTGCGGTATGGGCGTGTTGGTGGTATTGGGAACAGGGCCGACGATGGCACCCTGCCCACTGCAAACGCCCGTAAGACAAAACAGGGCAAGTACGAAACCAAGAACATGTTTTCACGTTTCCAGATCACAGACAAGACCATCAAGGCTTCCCGTTCCAACGTGGGTGCTTTCGCCAATATGTTGGAACAGGAAATTGCCGACTGCGAAGTAGACGCCAAGCAGGACGTTTCCCGCCAGGCGGTAAGTGACGGGACCGGCAAGCTGGCGCTGATCCACCTGCTTACAGCTGCAGCCGGCGTGAACACGCTGACCCTGTACGATATCGCCGGCAACGACACAGAGTTTGCCACGAACTTCCTGGCGGAAGGTATGCTTGTCGATATTTACGACAACAGCGGATCTGCGGTATTGGCTAACGCTGAAGGGGTGGAAATAAGCCTGGTTGATGATGTCAACAAGCAAATTAAGTACACCGGGACTGACGTTTCAGGTACCTACGAGGTCGATGCCGACTACCTGGTAGTGTCCGGCAACAAGGGGCTTGAACTGACCGGACTGCGGGCCGTGTTCGAAAACAGCGGCACGCTGTATAACCTGTCCACTACTGACTACCCCTGGCTTAAGCCGACCAGGACGAACATCAACGGCGAAATTTCCGAGGTTGACATTCAGAAAGCTATCGACGATGCCGACCGCAAGGCCGGAGCTATGATCAACTTCCTGTATTGTTCCTTCGGTGTGCGCCGGGCCTACCAAAACCTGCTGACCGCACAAAAACAGATCGTGAACAGCCTGGAACTTAAAGGCGGCTGGAAAGCTCTGAACTACAACGGGACCCCTCTTATGGCCGACAAGTATATCCTGCCTGGCAGGATCTATTGCCTGGACCTGGCCGACTGGAAACTGTATCAGATGAGCGATTATGAGTGGCTCGATGCTGATGGCGCGATGCTTTCCAGGGTTGCTAACAAGGCCGCGTGGGAAGCGACACTCGCAAAATATGCGGACATTGGCTGTTCTCGACCGCGTGGACAAGTTGAACTTTACGGGATCTCAGAACACTAATAGGAGGGGGATTAATTTCCCCTCCCGACTCTTTTAGGAGGTGCTTAAAATTTGACAGTAACAGCAACCTTAATTAAAAGATTTAAGATCGGCAACGGGTATATTGCTGTCGCCGATCTTACTTTTGACGACAGCTATCCGACCAACGGGGAAGCAATCACAGTCCCCGGCATAAAGGCTATTGAAGAGGTGCTTTTCCCGCAAATATCAGGGTACCTTTTTGAGTACGACAGGGCAAACAAAAAGGTAAAAGTCTACACCCCGACCGGCGCGGCCAGCGCCCATACTCATGCCGTGGCCCTGGATACCGGAGCTTCTGCGGTTCCAAGTGCAACAGCGGCGCTGACAGTAAACCAGGCAATCCCGTTTGCAGGCATTCAGGATGCCATAACAGCCAGCCAGACAAAGTATATTGGGCCTACCGACAACGCCGAAAATGCCAGTGAGGACATTGCTTTTATTGCTCCTGCCGCTGGTAAAATTATCGGTTTATACGCAACCTTAGGAACTGCTTGCGGCGGCTCTGGTGAAAGCGCGAAGAAAGTAGACCTTACTGTGAGAGTAAATGGGTCCGATAGCGAGGTCACTTGTTCGCTGGCGGCTGATGCGGTATCAGCAAGCGACACAGCGCATGAAGTAGCCGTCTCAGCTGGTAATAAGGTTACCGTAAAGAGTGTCGCGGCGGCTAGTATAGCTGGGGCAGATTTAAACTTGTCTTTGTTGTATCAAATCACGGCAGGCACCTCTGTGACTCCTACAGCCACCCACACTCACGGCCCCGGTACTTTAGCCGACGCTGCCAGTGCATCAGGCGGCGCTCTTTCTGCCGCTGCTGCTTCAGAGGTCGCAAATGAGGGAAACCTCTCCGCTCTCACCGCTGTACGCATTGTAGCATTCGGATACTAGGAGGGCGTTTATGGGACAGCTTGCTTTTGAACGTGAAGTATATGAAAGGCTGCAGGGGAAACACCACCTGCAGCCTGTTTTTTCAGATTGCTACGACATTACCAGCCGGTTGCGGGAATACGACAAGGCGCTGTTTATCGTCTGGAACACCCGGCGACAGCGTTATGAGGTTCATTCCCTGGATCACGTTGGTAACACTTATGCCTGTGAGGTTCCCAATAACCGCCTGGACGGGCGGGTGGAGGAAGAAGTTCGCCGGGGTGATCTCCGGGTGAGAGGAAAGGAAATCTTCAGGGAAATCGACGAATCTAACGAGAGACTTGAGCGGATGATTGAGCGGGAGCGACGGAATGAACTCCGGGCCATAGCCGGAGAAGTGAAACCTTACTTTGCAAAGATGGCGTGGGAGGGGGTTTAAAATGTTTGTATCATTATTGACCGATAGAAAACTTGCGGCTAACGATTCTTTCGCGCAGCCGGTCAGAGACCGTTTCAGCAGGTCTAATCCTATTGGCGCTGTAAGCGCCCTGGTCTATGCGGATAAGGCCGGCACTTTGTACCTGGAGGAAAGCGACGACGAGGGGGAAAGCTATACTGCTACGGCGACAATATCTGTGTCTGCTGCTACCACCACAGAACTGCCCTGGACGTCGCTCACAAAACGGTGGTATCGTCTGCGATACGTCAACGGGGCAACAGCTCAAGGCAAGTTTGTTTTGATACAGCAGAGCAGGGGGATGGAACTGAA